CGAAGTCCCATTGCCTGGTATACATCCTTAAAACGGTGCAGGCAGCTGGCCCGGTCCAGCTCCAGGTTCACATATAGGATACGCCCCTGGGCACACGGCCAGGAAAGCCAGTTCCTGCCTTCTGCGATTGCAATGCACATTTCTATCAAAAGAAAGGATTTTCCTGCCTTGGACGGCCCTGCAATCAACAGCTTATGCCCCTGGCGCAGCACCCCTTTAATCAGGCATGGGGCCAGCTCCGGCATATCCTCCCATACCTGTTCCAGGCTTTCTGGATCCGGCAGATCGTCATTTACACTTTCAATCCATTCCTTCCACTCTTCCCAGCTTTCTTTTCCGATGTTGGTATCTACCAGAAACTGTTTCTGGCCTCCGCGCATCACGCCCGGCATCCGGGACAGACGGGAAGGATTCCGGTTCTGCTGGTCAATTTCCAGGCCGTTTTTTCGGCAGATGTCATACAGATAGTCCACACGCCTGCGGTATTCCGCATAATCCGCCGCATCAATCCGCACAATAGCATGGAGGCTTTTCCTGCCAGAGTGGACCAGGCAGGCCACTGGAAGCTCCAGTTCCCGGATCAGGGCATGCTGCTTTCCAATCTCCATGCTGTCTGATTCCACCAGGGCATAACGGTATTCCGTTACATTTTCATTTCTGACGCCCTTCCCGTCTAATGGATTAAAGCGGATCCATGCACCTGCTTCTCCGTTATAATCTCCCAGGACTTTGCCTATATCTCCTCCGCAGGCAGACAAAGCTTCGATCAGCTCTCCTGCTGTGCGGTCATAGGCTCCTTTATCTGCCGGCAGCCACTTTTCTTCTTTCTGCCAGCTTTTTACTACATATCCAACGTTTTCTCCCGCCTCAAATAATGCTTCCAGGTAACGGATCAGCTCTCCCGCCGGATTCCAGTGGGACGGTTCCAAAACGTCTTTTTCTTCCACCCAGTTGCGGTCAATGACTACCCCTTCCTCTGAAATAGAATCATCCCATCCAAGGGCAGTTCCAGTATCATAGGGCGGAGTCCATCCCTGTTCTCTCGCATACTGTACAATGGTTCCTCCTGTGACAGGGGAGCCGGAACCGGAAAAACCGGTCCACTTTTTTCGGCATTCTCCAGGATGATACCTGCCAGGATCCTTCCGGCTCCAGGCTTCCCAGGTATCTACGCTGTATCCTTCCAGTTCCAGGGCCATCCCTACATTGAGCCACTGCTGGTAATCCAGCTCTGCCGGTTCTATCTGTTCTAAGACCTCCAACAGGTCATACTGGTTCTGTTCCATCTTTTACTGCTCCTTAGCAATCTGGCCGGTACACTGCCGGTTCCACTCCCCTTGGTGCACCTCTCCATCCGTTTGCTGCAATTCGATCTATCATGTTTTTCCCAGCCTCAAAACTCCAGGTTCCCACGTGCTGGAAACCGTATTTTTCCAGGCACCGGATCTGTTTTGGAGTCGTCAGGCCCTCTTCCTGCCTTCTGTGAAGGCGATCCAGAATCTTGCTTGCTTTGCCTGCATTATCAATCTCATCTGGAAGAATGCCCCGTTTTTCCAGTTCTTTCTTCTGGCTGTCTGACGGCGGAGCCATTTCCCAGCCAAACGCCGGAACATACCCAGCCAGATCCTCTGCCTGGATGCTCATTTCAAACTGAAGGGGATCGACCAGCTTTTTCTTCCGGTGCTTCATTTCTGCCAGCTGCTTGGCAAGGGATTCTTCCCGTTCTGCAATGACGTCTTCCGATGCCTTTTTCTCTGCCTCTTCCAGGTCCACCAGGGTTCCTGCCGCCTGCTCCAGGTTCTCCGTCATCTTTTGGGCAACTTCCTTCTTCTCACAAATCAAATCAGCTGGGTGGCATAACTCATGCCGTTCTGTGTGCCAGAGAAAATCTAAAAGAAGCAGATGGTCCTTCCCTTCACAGAGCCGGGTTCCGCGTCCCACCATCTGGCTGTACAGGCTCCGTACCTTGGTAGGCCGCAGCACAATCACACAGTCCACAGAGGGACAGTCCCATCCTTCCGTCAGCAGCATGGAATTGCACAGGACGTTATAATCGCCCCTGTCAAATGCTTCCAGCACCTCCGCACGATCCCTGCTTTCCCCGTTTACCTCCGCTGCGCAAAAGCCCTTTTCATTCAGGATATCCTTAAACTTCTGGCTGGTTTTTACCAAAGGAAGAAATACCACTGTCTTACGGTCTTTGCAGTACTTCTCCATCTCATCCGCAATCTGGTACAGGTATGGATCCAGAGCCGTTGCAATATTGCCTGCCTTGAAATCCCCGGACTGCATGGACACGCCGGACAGGTCGAGCTGCAGCGGAATCGTCAACGCTTTAATCGGTGATAAATATCCTTCCTTAATTGCTTTTGGAAGGGTGTATTCATAAGCCAGGCTGTCAAATACCTGGCCCAGGTTCTGCATATCCCCGCGGTCCGGTGTGGCTGTCACGCCCAGCACATGGGCCGAACTGAAATGCTGCAGGATCTTCTGATAGCTGTCTGAAATACAATGATGAGCCTCATCAATAATGATGGTATTAAAATAGTCCGCCTGGAACTGCCCCAGCCGTTTCTCCCTCATCAAGGTCTGGACCGATCCGACTGTGATCCGGAACCAGCTTCCCCGGCAGGACTGTTCTGCTTTTTCTGTTGCGCATCCAAGTCCTGTGACCTTTGCGATCTTGTCTGCTGCCTGTTCCAGCAGTTCCCCTCGGTGCGCCAGGATTAGTACCCGATCCCCGCGCCGCACACAGTCTTCTGCCACTTTCGCAAACACTACCGTCTTACCACAGCCAGTAGGGAGGACCAGGAGCGTCTTTAAGACGCCCTTGTCCCACTCTTCAAAAATAGATTCCTTTGCCTCTTCCTGATAGGGTCTCAGTTCCATTAGAATACACCTGCCTTAAACGTTTTCGGCTCCTGGGCAAGATACTTGCCGACCCGGTTGTTTTTCTTTGCATTTCCATTTTTGTCCTTGTATTCATTAATGACAAGTTCCACACGCCCCCTGGATCCGACCACTGCATTCCAGTTAGGACGCAGCGCTTCCCCTTTCTTTTTCTGGCCGATGCATAAGAAAAACTGACTTAACATCCATTCCATCTTGCTGTTCAGTTTTAAACTGTCAAATACATGCCGTTCTTTTCCTTCATGATCCAAAATCACCAGCTCCAGTTCTGCAGTATTGCAGGCACACATCTTGTCGCTTCCTGGGAATCGTCCTCTTGTCATAGTTTTCACTTCGAATTCATAAATTCCTTCTGGAAGCGGCTCAAAATCGACTCCCTCGTCTTCAATCTCGTCGTCCCATCCAATTTCCTGTCCTAAATCTGCCATTTATCCGATCCTCCCTAATTAAATACTAACGCATCGTTTTCTTTCATTTCCCTGATTGCCGCATATACCTGATCCCAGGATGCAACCAGAAGCCCGTCGATGATTCCCGGGTTCTGGGTTTCAAATTCCCAAATCGGGGTTCCTTCGGTGACATAGCCTTTCGCAGACACCACGTTTTCTACATCCCACTCACAGACCCCGTTCGCTGCCATCAGATCCCGCAGTTTTTTAGGAATTCTCGGGTCAAGCTTTCCGCCATCTGGCTCCGCTGACGGCGCTGCTTTCTCTTCCTTTACAGCCTCCGCCTGGCTTTTATTGCTGACCGGCGGCTCTGGATTGAGTGGCGGCGTCTGAACTGGTGAACTGGGCGGCGCTGCTTCTTTCACAGATGTTTCTTTCCCTGGAAATGCCCCAGATGACTCTATTACCGAGCGGATCTCTGCATACTCAAAAGGCAGCTCTTCCGGCAGCCCATACCGGTTCTTAGCGTCCCAGCAGCTGTGATGAGTCGTATACATCACCCGTTTTCCACCCTGGGCTTTATTCTTTCCCTTCTGGGCTCCCTGTCCGTCCACATTTACCACAAAGGTTTTATAATTGGCAAACAACACCATATCCGCCCATTCCTTTACCATAGGAGCCACATTTTTGCTCAGTTTCATTTCCCATCGGTCATAGGCTCCCATCTCATCCGGCTGCTCAAACTTCCGCATTTTAGCGTGGGCATTTAAAACCACATGAATTCCAGTTTTTACTACCTCTTCCAGCAGATTCAGAAAACGCCCGAATTCCTCCTGGAGATATACATACCCCTTGCCATAACCGAACTCTTCAATGCTGTTTTTCTGGTTTTTATCACACAGATGGGCCGTGCATAACATTTCCGCCCAATCTGCCGTATCAATAATCAAAGTTTTGCAAAGTCCCTGATGTTCTTTGATATACTTAACCTGTTCGAGAAGCATAGCCCAGCTGCTGGGAGCTTCTGTTCTGGACACATCCATATCTTTGGTACTTCCCTCTGTATCAATAAACAGAGGATCTGGAAACTTCGAGGCAAAGGTACTCTTTCCAATCCCCTCCGGCCCATAAACAACGACTTTTTTTGCCCCTGGAATCTTTCCTCTAATAATCTCCATTTAAAATACACCTGCCTTCCATTCTTTCTTTTCTTCTGCCGGACGGTTCTGTCCAGCCACATATCCATCTTCAATGATTAAGCTGCATTCCTCTCCGGTTGATACACGGGTGGCAATTGCCTGAAGCCCTTCCTGTTCCAGCCAGCGGCCAAACTCAGACAGCGTATCCAGATCCATCTGCTCCAGCTTGTCCAGCAGTACGAATCCGCATTCAGGATTCAGTTTGCGCACAATAGCAGTGGAGACTTTCAGCTGTTCGGAACCAGACATATTGTCCCATTTCTGTCCATTGTAGATTAACTCTCCCTCTTCTACGGCCAGGCCTGGAAGCGGAAGATCTGCCTCTTTTAACAAGGACATCTTTTCTTCCCTGATTTCTCCAATTCGGGCAGTCAGCTTGTTATACTGGGTCCGGTAGGCTTTCGCATCTTCCTCCGCCTTATCTTTGTCCAGATTTGCCCGCACTTTTCGGTTGATTTCTTCTATGTTGGAAATATTCTCCTCCAGCTCTGCAGTAGACTGATCAACCAGTCCTTCTGTCGTTTCTCTGGCAATCCGGAGGTCTTCCTCCAGCTGTCCCTGCTTAGAAAGAAGCGCCTGAATCTGTTCTGTCACCTGCTGATATTCCTGTTCCAGCTGATGGCGCTGCTCCCGTTTTCTCTGATTCTCTCCATTCTGAGCCAGAATTTCCTGCTGCTGCCGGATCAGTTCTGAAGCAGATACCGGAATTGCCGGAGCGTCCGGATAATAAGGCTGTTCCTTTGCATATTTCTCTTTTTGGTCTGCGGTCCTTCCTACGTAAACCCTCTCGTCATACAGCTTTTTCTCCATTGTTTCAAGCTCCGCAAGCTTAGGTCCGACGCCGATAATCTGAAGAAGCGTCTGAGCCTTTTCCTTGTCCGGCGCTTCCATAAACTTAGGAAGATCCAAAGCCAGCTGCTCCACAAACTCATTTAAAAGCTGCTGTCCTCCCTTTTTCCCTTCCGGATCCGTCACCTTTAAAGCGCTGTTCTTTCCTTTCCTCTCCACAATCAAACCGTTATTCATTACAATATGTAAATTAGGCGGAATCACGGAATCATTTCTCTGAGCCTGGGAAGGCCGGTATTTATCTCCGCCTAAAGCCCATGCAATCGCATCCAGAACCGAAGTTTTCCCCTGGTTATTTTTCCCGCCAATGATGGTCAGACCGCTGGCAGCCGGTTCGATTGCAACTGCCTTCACCCGCTTGACGTTCTCAATCTCCAGTTTATTAATTTTCATTGACATGTTCTTCCTCCTCTAACTGAAAAGCTATTAATAGCCTGTTCTTCCACTCTTCTGCCTGCGCAGGAGCCGTCCAGTCCTCCCCTACAATCTGCGCCAGAAGAAAGTCTCCCGCTATCAGACCATCGTAAAAGAAGCACCCTACTGGATTTAATGGCAGTTCTTTCAGGAGTCCTTCCTCATCTACCAGCATGATCGTTCCTTCTCCAAAAAAGCTGGACAGGCGCCAGGTATGTACTGCTTCAAAATGGCCATTGAGTACCCTCTGAATGGACCGAAAATCGTCAAAATCGACATCAACGACAGAAATCTTGCTGTCCGCAGTAACTCGAATCGTTTTCACTTGCATTTCCTCCATTTTCGTTTTACACTTTACTTGAAGTTATTTTTCTTTGGGCCTGTCCGGCGGCAACCGGCAGGCCTTTTCTTTTGAAATCCCTGCATGGGTACATCCTGCTATACTCCAGACACCGGTTCCTGTACCGACAACCCCTGCAATCCATTACAGCCACCCGGCCGAAGCCAGAACGGCCAGGAATGCTCCAAAAAAGCCTGCTGCCAAAACCTCCG